GATGGAAAAACTGTTTTTGAGCAAATGGAGGTAGTAGGAGAACAAACTTTTGGAAAGTTAAAAGGTTTATTAGCTGATTTTGTTATGACTGGAAAAGCTAATTTTGGTGATCTATCAAGATTTGTGATAAAAGCATTTTTAGAAATGTTGATAGGAAAAGCAGTACAAACAGCGATAGCTAAATCTAGTGCTATGTTCAAAATGCAAGCTATTAAAGATGCTATGATAAGTCTTTATAAAGGTGCTATGAAAACTTTTGAAAGCATACCATTTCCATTTAATATTCCAGCTGTTGCTGGTGCAATAGCTTTTGGTATGGGTATGGTAAACAAAATAAAAGGATTTGAAAAAGGGGGTAGACCACCAGTAGGTAGACCTAGTATTGTAGGAGAAAAAGGAGCTGAATTATTTGTCCCTGACCAAGCTGGAACTATTGTACCAAATGATAAGCTAGGAATGGGTAAGGCAGTAACAGTTAATTTTAATATTAGCACAGTAGATGCTAGAGGTTTTGATGAACTGATAGTGAACAGTAGAGGAACAATAATAAACATGATTAATAGTGCAGTAAATGAAAAAGGTAGAATGGCGATTATATGAGTGGCACATTACCAGATACAAGGTTTGAAGCAATTAACCTACAAAGCAATCAAAAAACTTTATTCTCTGAAACAGATAGTGGTAAATCTTTTAGAAGGCAAATACAAGGGCAAAGGTTTAGCTTTACAGTAAGCTATCCACCCATGAAAAGATCAGATTTTGCACCTATTATGGCTTTTATAATGAAGCAGAGAGCAAGGAAAGAAGATTTTACTATAAATATGCCAAGCTATTTAAATGCTCAAGGAAACGAAACTGGAACACTTTTAGTTAATGGCTCTCACTCTGCAACAGATACTACTATAGCAATAGATGGATTTGCTAGTGATGGTGCTGGCAGATTAAAGGCTGGTGATTTATTAAAGTTTGCACATGATAAAGTTTATATGGTTATAGATGATGTAACCAGTTCCAGCAACTCAGCAACAGTAACAATAGAGCCACCATTAAGAACTGCATTAGCAGATGATAGTGGGGTTACTTATGATTCCGTACCATTTAAAGTACATTTAACAAGTGATGTTCAAGAGTTCAAAACAACAGAGAATGATGGTGATGGAAACTTATTGTTTAGTTATGAGTTTGATGTAATAGAGAGTTTATAAATGGCTAGAGGTTTAACAAGTGCAGTAAAAACCGAACTGGCAACTGGTAATATAGAACCAGTATTATTAATAGAAATAGGTTTTGGAACACCAGTATATTTAACAAACGCAAGTTTTGATATTACTTCAAGTGTATCAGGTAGTTCAAGAACCTATCTAGCAAATGGTCATTTAAAAAGCATTACTGATGTAAACGAAACAAATGTACCTACAAAAAACACTTTGAGTATTAGCTTATCAGGTGTTGATCAAACTTACATAAGTGTGGCATTAAATGAGAATATTATTAATGATGATGTATATATTTATAGAGGGTTTTTAGATAGTAATTTAGCTTTAATATCTGACCCTTTTCTGTCTTTTTTTGGAACAATAGATGAATACAACATAAAAGATAGTACATCTACTGCAACTATTACATTAAGTGTTACTTCTCACTGGGGTAACTTTAGCAAGATTAATGGAAGAACTACAACGGATAACTCACAACAAAGAATATTTAGTGGTGATAAAGGAATGGAGTTCTCTGCCTTAACTGTCAAAGACATTAAATGGGGTAGAGTGTAAATGGGTTTATTTAAAAATATAATAAATATTGGTTCAAAAGCTGTTGATTTCGTAGGAGATTTAGTTGGAGATGTCATTGGTTGGATAATGCCACAACCAGAGATACCAGATTACGGAGATAACTTAGCAGACCAAACTAATAATGGTGCTTTAGTAAATAAGTTTAATGCTAATGCACATATTCCTATTGTTTATGGAACAAGAAAAGTCGGTGGAAATGTTGTATTTTTAGAAACCTCTGGAACAGATAACCAATATTTATATATGGCTATTATTCTAAGTGAAGGAGAAATAAATGATATTACATCTATATTGATTAATGACAATCAAGTTACTTGGTCAGGAGATATAGCAGACAATACGCAAATCACTGTAGGTAGTGGAGATGCAAACTTTTATAGTGGAGCAAGTCTTATAACTTGTGAACCCCATTTTGGTACTGATAGCCAAACTGCATCTTCATTATTATCAACATTGAGTTCATGGACTTCAAACCATAGATTAAGAGGGTTATGTTATTTGGCTTTGAGGTTTGAGTGGAATCAAGACAAGTTCGGTTCATTACCAACAGTTCAAGCAGTAGTTAAAGGTAAAAAGGTTTATAATCCTAACTTAGATGGAACTGTAACTGGTGGAAGTGGTAGCCATAGAGCAGATGATAGTTCTACATGGGAGTATTCAGATAATCCTATTTTACAATTACTAGACTATTTAAGGAATGAACGATTTGGAATGGGTATAGCTAACAGTTATTTTGATAGTAACTTTGCAGACTGGCAAACTGCATCTGATGTGTGTGATGCAAATATTACCCCTTACAGTGGAGCTAGTCAGATAGATTTAATGGACAGCCACGCAGTTGTAGATACTTCAAAGAAAGCTATAGATAATGTAAAAAAGTTTGTATCAGGTGCTAGGGCTTATTTAAACTTCTCTGGGGGCATATATAATATCTTAGTGGAAACAAGTGGCTCTGCTTCAATAACTCTTACTGAGGATAATATTATTGGGGGCATATCGGTAAAAAGCAAAAACAAAAACTCAAGATATAATAGAGTAATTGTAACTTTTACAAATCCTGATAAAAATTACCAATCAGACACAGTACAATTCCCACCAGTAGACGAAACTGGTGTTGCCAGTGCAGATCAACACGCAACTATGAAAACAGCAGATGGTGGTTTATTATTAGAGGGAAGGTTCGACTTTACTATGTTAACTAGCCCATATCAGGCTCAGGAAATGGCTGAAATTATTTTAAAAAGGTCTAGGTCAAGTTTAGACATTAGCCTAGTTGCTGACGCATCTGCTTTAGATTTAGCAGTAGGAGATATAGTTAATGTAACCCATGCAACACCAAGTTTTTCTGCAAAACCATTTAGAGTGCAAGGAATGAACATTAATAGTGATTATTCTGTTACATTACAATGCTCTGAACACCAAGATAGCTTTTATACTTTCGGAACACAGCAAGAAGTAGCAAGTATTCCAAACACTACATTGCCAAACCCTTTTGTTATACAACCACCAGCTAGTGTTACATTATCAGATCAATTAATACAATATAATGATGGTACAGTTATTGTGGCTTTAGATGTAACTATAGGAGCATCACCTGATAATTTTATAGATTTCTACCAAGTAGAATATAAATTAAGTTCTGAATCAGATTTTATTATTTATGCTCAAGGTTCTGGATTAAACCATAGAGTGTTAAATGTTATTGACCAAGAAACTTATGATGTAAGAGTAAAAGCTGTCAATACTGCTGGAGTAAGCTCAACCTATGTATCTGCTCAAAGAAAAATAGTAGGAGCAATAGAACCCCCTTCAGATGTAACAGACTTCTCTTGTAACGTATCAGGGCAAGAAGCTCATTTATCATGGGAAGCTGTAACAGACTTAGACCTAGCATATTATAATTTAAGGTTTTCTGAAGAAACTGACGGAACTGCTGACTGGCTAAACTCAGTGGCATTAGTAGAAAAAATATCAAGACCAGCAACTTCAATATCTGTTCCAGCAAGACAAGGAACATATTTAATTAAAGCAGTAGATAAACTAGGAAATTTTAGCTCTAACGCAACTGCAATTATATCGAATGTAACAAGTGCTATAAACTTTAATAATATTACTACACAAACAGAAAACCCAACATTCGGTGGAACATTTACAAACGCAATTTTAATTGATAATGCTATAGAGTTAGATAGTTCAGAATTATTTGATTCTGCTAGTGGAAACTTTGACACTGATACAGATAGATTTTTTGATCAAGGTGCAACCAATTCTGATTTTTTATCTACTGGTAATTATGAATTTGCAAATGTTATAGATATAGGTGCAAAGCATACTGTAAGAATAACAGCATCACTTACTCAAAGCTCAGATAATCCTGATGATTTATTTGATAACAGAAGTGGTTTATTTGATATTGCTAGTTCAAACTTTGATGGAGATACCCCAGCTAACTGTAATGCTCATTTAGAAATTGCTACAAGTGATGATAATAGCACATTTACTGATTTTAGAGGATTTGTTATAGGAGAATATGAAGCAAGATATTTTAAATTTAGAGTAGTATTAATTTCAAGAGATAACGCATCAACCCCAGTAGTATCAGCAGTAACAGTAACTATTGATATGCAAGATAGAATATTTAGTGATAATGATATTGTTTCTGGAACAACTACTAAATCAATTACATTTACAAAACCATTCAAAACTGTTAATTATGCTATAGGTTTAACGGCACAAGGAATGGCAACTGGAGATTATTTTACTGTGAGCAATAAAGCTATTACTGGGTTTGATGTAGCATTTTTTAACAGTTCTAATTCTGGTGTATCAAAAACATTTGATTTTATTGCAAAAGGATTTTAAAAGGAGTATAAATAGATATGGCACAACATGACATGAATATAGCAAACCAATCATTCCCTAGTTTTAGGAGTGATTTGAATAATTCGTTATCGGCACTTAATTCCATGCACTCAGGAACATCTAGACCTAGTGGTGCAACAACTGGTACATTATGGTTAGATACTACAAATTCAGGTTCTAATAGTTTAGAGATAAAATTTTTTGATGGTTCAGACGATATATCATTTGCAACTGTAGATACATCAGCAAACACTATTAACTTTATAGATAGTCAATCACAATCTGATTTAGTTAATGACAGTACTCCTCAGTTAGGTGGTGATTTAGATACGAACAGTTTCAATATTAAGATTGATGACGCACATGGAATAAATGATGATGATGGAAATGAACTTATAATATTTCAAAAGACTGGTTCAGCAGTAAATCAATTTGATATAACAAACTCTGCTACTGGTAATCCACCAAAGTTAGAAGCAACTGGGGGTGATAGTAATATTGATTTAGACCTTGAAGCTAAAGGAACTGGTCATGTAACTGTTAGAGGAAACACAAATGCTGGTGCAATCCAGTTTAACTGTGAATCAAACTCACATGGACAAATTGTTAAATCACAACCACATAGTGCTGGAGTAACTAATGAATTATTATTACCAGCTGGAGCAAGTTCAACATTAGTTTCTTTAGTATCTACTGGAACATTAACAAATAAGGTAAATATACCTAGTACAGAAACAGCAACTATTTCTACAAGTAAAACCCTAGACTTTGATACTTACCAGAATTTTATCCTAACTTTAGGTTCAGGAGCAAATACTTTGGCACAACCTAGCACCGAAGCTGGAAACGTAGGTCAAACTGGTATTTTAGTCTTAATATAGCCTTCAAGTGGAAGTGCTGGAACAGTAAGTCTACATGGTGATTATGAAACTGTAGGGGGTGCTGGT